ACAGATGAGGCAGAAGTAGAAGCTGCTGAAGCAATGGGTCTACTTGACGAAGAAGAAATGGTAGAAGATGAGTTTGATGCTAACTTAACAGAACTCATATCTGAAGAAGATTTACAATTAGTAGCAAATGAATTAATAGAGGGTTATGAACGTGACAAAGATTCACGTAGTGACTATGATAACATCGCAGAAGAAGGTGTAACTCTATTAGGATTTACAGATGAACAAGGTGATGAACCTTTCCCGGGGGCATGTGGAGCAACTCACCCTGTACTAGCACAAGCAGTTGTAAAGTTTCAAGCAAAAACATATAAAGAATTATTTCCAACAGAAGGTCCTGTCCGTACGCGTATAATCGGAGTGGACACTATGCAAAAACAAGAACAGGCAAGTCGTGTTCGTCAGTTTATGAATTGGCAAACACAAATACAAATGCCCGAGTACGGTCCTGAACTAGATCGTTTATTATTTTATGTATCATTGTATGGTACGGCATTTAAGAAAACATATTGGGACCCAACATTACAAAGAGCACGTACAGAATATATTAAAGCTAGTGATTTTTATATAGATTACTATGCATCTGATTTAGAAACTGCAGAAAGATTTACACACAGATATGTACTCTCACAAAATGAAGTTAGAAAATTACAATTAGCAGGTATGTTCCGTGACATTGAAGTTATGGAAACTGAAATTGACGAAGACGCAGCTACAGAAACAGCAAATGAAATTGTTGGTAGAAATCAACCAGGACAATTAGATGATGAAGTAGAAATTTTAGAAATACACGCAAATATAGATTTACCAGGTTTTGAAAATGAAGATGGATTAAAACTTCCATACATTGTTCACATGACTAAAGACCAGCAAGTATTAAGCATACGAAGAAACTGGGATGAAGAAGATATGTTGATGAAAAAGAAAATGTACTTCACACATTACACAATGATTCCAGGTTTAGGTTTTTATGGTTATGGATATTTACACTTAATAGGCGGTCTTACTAAGACTGCTACCTCCTCTATGCGTCAGCTTATTGACGCTGGAACCTTTGCAAACTTACCAGGGGGATTCAAGGCACACGGTCTTCGTGTACTTGCCCCTGATGAGCCTATATCACCAGGTGAATGGAGAGAAGTAAATAGCCCAGCAGGAGATTTGGCTAAGTCATTACAACCATTACCATTTAAAGAACCATCAGGAACTTTATTTAACTTAATGCAATATGTTACTAATCTTGCAAAAGAGTTTGCCGATGCGACAGATAGTGTAGTAGAACAAGGTTCTAACTACGGTCCAGTCGGTACTACAATGGCTTTGTTAGAGCAATCTTCAAAGTTATTCAACGCTGTGCACAAACGCTTACATGCTGCTCAATCCAAAGACCTGCGTATTCTCGCTAGAATAGATAGCGAATATCTTCCAGATATGTATCCTTATGAAGTCGCAGGTGGTGCACAGCAAGTTTTCAGAGAAGACTTCAATTTAAAATCAATTGATGTTATTCCAGTATCAGATCCTAACATGCCTACAGAGGCACATAGGATTGCAAAGATAAATGCTATCATGTCTATAGCTCAACAGAACCCAGCTGCATATAACATGCAACAAATTAGTATGGAACTGTTTGCTGCTATGGGAGTAGAAGAACCTCAAAGATATCTAGCACAATCGCAACAACCTATGTCAGCTAACCCTATATCAGAGAACATGGCTGCTATGAAAGGTATGCCTTTACAAGCGCAGATGGATCAGAATCATGATGCACATATTGTAACTCATGGAACTATATTACGTAATCCTGCTTATAAAGAAAATCCACAACTGCAACAAATATTAATGGGACACATAACTGAACATTTAACTATGAAGTACCAACAAGAAATGATGCAGATGATTAATGATCCACAAATGCAACAAGCGTTGATGATGGCTCAGCAACAAGGGCAACCACTTCCTATGGAAATGCAAAACCAAATTGCAATGATGGCAGCTAATGCTTCAGATAAAGTATTACAGTTTGATGAAGAAAAAGCTAAGATCATGGCTGGTGAAAATCCTAGTCCTGAAGAAGAAAGAATGGATTTACAGAAACAAGATCTTGCATTGCGTGCGCAAGGTGAGATGAACAGACTTAAGATACATCAAGACAAGATGGATCTTGAAGAAGCGAAACTTATGACAACGGATGAAAACGAGGATGAGGATCGTGCGCTTAGATTAAAAGAAGCGGAAATGCGTTTTGCCAGTAACATGGCAAAAGATGCTGCTAAGACAATGGATGCAGCGGTTAAGATAACTAAAATATAAGGAGTATATTATGCCAAATTTAGCATATAAACAACCTGCGTTGCAAAGAAATAAACCAATGGATTATGCAAAACCTGCAGGAACTAAAATGAAAAAGAAAACAACTACTAAGAAAAAGAAAGAACAAGGCTATAAAGATAGAAAAGATGAATCTATTGCTATGCGTTCTAAAAAGAAAAGAACTAAGAAACAACTAAAAGCAAGCCGTGATGAATCTTACGGTAAGTTTGGTGGTGGTAAAGGTAAAGGCAAGATCAATAAGTAATGCCTTTTAAATCGGCTAAACAACGGCGCTATCTTCACGCTAATCATCCTAAGATTGCTAAGCGATGGGAAGCAGAAGCTAGCGTCAAAACAAAGAAGAAAAAAAGTGGCAGCAAAAGCAAAATCAAAAAAAGCTAATCCATATACTAAACCTGGATTACGTAAAAGAATTGTATCACAAGTTAAGTCGGCGGCTACTCATGGTACTAAAGCAGGTCAATGGTCTGCTAGAAAAGCACAACTAGTAGCAAAGAAATATAAAGCTGCTGGCGGTGGTTACAAGTAATGGCTTTAACTAAAGCACAAACAAGTTTAAAAAACTGGGGCAAACAAAAGTGGCAAACGAAGTCTGGGAAGAAGTCAAGCGTTACTGGAGAAAGATACCTACCAAAGAAAGCTATCAAAGCATTGAGCTCAGCAGAATATGCCGCGACTACAAAAGCCAAGAAAGCAGCCAAGAAGAAAGGGAAACAATTCTCAAAGCAACCAAAGTCAATAGCAAAGAAAACAAAGAAGTATAGAACATGAAAAAGCAAACAAAAAATAAATTAAATAAAGTATCAAAAGAATTAACTAAAGCTTCTAATATGCATAAGAGGCAATCACAAACTGTAAGAAATATAATTAAAAAAGGTAGAACTAAAAAGTGAAAAAACCTGATTCAAGATTAAAGAGAGCTGGTGTATCTGGTTTTAATAAACCTAAACGTTTAAGTGATGGTAGTGGTAAGTCACACATAGTTGTAGCTAAAGAAGGTGACAAGATTAAAACAATTAGATTTGGTCAGTCAGGTGTAAAGACTAATCAAACAGTAGGTCAACGTAAAGCTTTTAAATCTAGACATGCAAAGAATATATCCAAAGGCAAAATGTCTGCGGCGTATTGGGCTGACAAGGTAAAGTGGAGTCCAAGTAAAACTAAATCACCATCTAAGAAATGGGTTAAAGGATCGTGAAAGTAAGTGATAAAACAAATGTACAGATGCCCCTTAAAACGGTTGCTAGCCTTATCACGTTAGTCGCTGTAGGAACCTGGGCTTACTTTGGTGTAATAGCTAGACTAACGCAAGTAGAGACTGCTTTAGTGTTAACAGAAAAAGATTTAACAGCAGCTAATGAATTTATTATAGGTGTTCCTAAAGGTGATATGGTTTCACCTCAAATCAATGAACTGTTTATGTTAGTAGAATTTATTTCTTCTACTCAAGAAAAGTTACAATCTGAAATGGAATCAATGATGTCTAATACTGTAAATATAAATTTTTTAAAAGATCAAGTGTTAAAACTACAAACAGATGTAGAAAAATTAAAAGATAAAGTAAGGGAAAATAAAAATGGAACCAGTCACTAGCACAATCGCTCTGGTGTTTTCATTGTGCATGTTTGTCAATGAATCGTTGGACGGCCACATGATGACAGACGGCTTATCAAAATGCTTGAAAGCAAAACGTGAGGCCGAGCGTAATCTTTCAGATAATAGAGTAAATACTATTCGGTATGAATGCGGTCAAGTCAAAGCAGAACTTAGACCAGATGCTGAAGGTAATTTAAAAATATATAAAATAATAGAAGATAAGTACGGCAACTAATTAAATAAACCTGGAGGGAAAATGTTAAAATATTTAGCATCCATACCTGTAGTATTGTCTGTATTGGCAGCTACTTATGGAGCATTCAACTATACAAGTAAACTTACTGCACAAATAGATGCAAGTACTACTACTATAGCTTTATTAAAAGCAGAAGTAATTAACTTAGAGAAACGAATTTACGGTGATATAGATAACATACACAATATTTTTAATGATAAAACAAGTAGAAACTCTAAGAACTATGCAGACGCTAGGGAAGAGCTCGTAAAAGAAATGGCGGAAATGGCGACATGGGTTGGGAGACTCGAAGGAATACTATATGCACTCCGTGATGGTTCATACAAACTAGCATCACAAGCAGAGTATCAAGCGTTAGAAGAATTAGTGCGAACAAACACCGATTCATTAAGACAAATAGGATATGATATAAAAGAAATTGAAAGAGTAGCATCGGGTGGTTATTAATGAATTACGAAAAAAAATTAATAGCTTTTCTTCTTTTTTTAATAATTATTGGTTGTTTATTAACCAGTAAAACAGAAGCCCGTAATGATTATTTAGGTTCAAGCAACAGTAGTTGTGAGCGTGGTAGAATAGAATTATATACAGAACTTAGAGGAGCAGATGGTAAAACTATATATCAAGATGGTGATGGCAACTCTGATAATAACTACCGCAACTATAACGATGATGTCAACGGAACCGTTGGAGTACGTTTTAGTTGGCCTTTACAATCGACGTGTAATGATGACACCATAGAGTTACTTCGTCAAAATGATAGACTAAGACAAGAAATAGAATTACTAGCTAACTGTGCTAAATACCAAGATCTTGAATTAGGACCTGAGTTTGCTACTGTGCGAGAAATGTGTAAAGGTGTGTCAAAGAAAAAAGAACCTAGTATAAAAATAACAGTAGAAGAAGAAATCCCTAAAGTAACCTTGACAGTTCCTCTTAGATAGTATATAATAATCTTGACTGCCGAAAGGAGTCACGTTTTAATTTCGCTTAACAAGGAGGTTATTATGATTAAAACACTAGTAAATTGGGAACCATACAAACCCTTAACAGTTGGGTTTGAATCTTTAATGGAAAGACTTGAAAGTCTTAATTTTGATATTCCTAATTATCCACCATATAATATTCGTAAAATTGATAGTTTAAAATATTCTATTGATCTAGCACTAGCTGGCTTCGGTAAGAAAGATATATCAATTGATTACGCGGATAATTTTTTAACAATTAAATCTAAGGATAATGATAAAGAAGAAACCAGCGATGTCGTGCACCGTGGCATATCTCAACGCGCTTTTACTCGTACGTTTGCAATAGCAGATGATGTAGTAGTAAATGATGCTAAATTTGAGAATGGGTTATTATCTATTGAATTAGAAAAAATTGTACCTGAGGGGAAGAGACCAAAGGAAATAAAAATAAAATAAATGAGTGGGGCGTAATGCCCCCTCACTATTACAGGAGGTAATATGGCTACAGCCAACGACTACAAAGACAGATTAGAAAAAATTATTGATGAATCTATAGAAGCTAATACTTCTCAGATTATGCAGGGTACTTCTTCTATGGAAGATTACAAGTACATGCTAGGTATACAACATACCTTAGTAGATCTTAAAGATAGACTACGTACAGAACTTATTAAACTTGTAAAGGATTCACATGAGTAAGAAAAATTTACCAAAACCTGCAGGTTATAGGCTAATGTTAAAGCCTAGAGAAGTATCTAATACAACTAAAGGGGGCATTATATTAACTGATGAACTTGTAGAGCATGCAAAGTTTTCATGTGTAGTATCACAAATTATAGATATGGGCCCTGATGCCTACAAAGATCACAACAAATCTAAGACCGAATGGGCTAAGATAGGTGACTGGGTATTGACAGGAAAGTATGTAGGACTTAAGTTTGTATATGAAAAAGAAACATATTCTATTATAAATGATGACGAAATCATAGCTATAGTACCTGATCCTTCAAAGATTAGTGCGAAATAGCCTTGCATTACCAAACAAATTAGTATACAATATACACTGATAGTGATAAACGCGGTTCACAACCGAGGAGATCTAAATGATAGACGAAGAAAATAAAGGCATAGCTGACAATGAAACCGAAGAGGATATAATTGTTGAACTGCCAGATGAAGAAACTACAGGAATTGAAACTGTAGATGCGACGACTGAAGAACCTAGTGATGTAGAGGTTCCTGAGGAAGAAGCAGTTGAAGAAGATACAGAAGAAGAGGAATCAGAACCTGTAGAAGAAGAAACTGAAGAACCAAAGGATAATAAAACATTCGGCAAGCGCGCTGAAAAACGTATTAAGCGACTTGTTGCGCAGAAAAAAGAACTTGAAGAAAAACTCAAGGGCTATGAATCCGAAAAGGATACTTGGCTAAATGAGAAAAGCGACCTTAAAAATAAGCAAGCTGACTCTGAGTTGGACGCAATCAACCAGTATATGGAAAGATTGGAGTCTCAAGAAGCTCAGGCTTTAAGTGTACTTAGAACTGCAAAAGAAGCTAGCGACGTAGACGCTGAGATCAAGGCAACTGATGTCTTAGCATCTGTGAAAGCAGAGAAGCTAGTGGCCAAACAATATAAGGCTAGAGCAGAAAAAGGTTTAGGAACAACTAGACCAGACAGTACTGCAAAGACGGAAACTAAAGCGGCAGCACAACCAGCTACCCAACTTCCTGATCGCAAAGCATTAGCTTGGCAGAAACGGAATAAGTGGTTTGGGGGTGGAGATACTGGAGACAGGATCAAAACTCAAGCAGCATTAGTTATTCATAAAGAACTACTCGATGAAGGTATTACACCTCAAGATGTAGCGGATGAATACTATAGTGAGCTAGACGCTAGGTTAACTACCGAGTTTCCAACTCTTAGAAAACAGACTGTTAGGAAAGTTCCTACAGTTGTAGGCGGAACGCGCTCCGCAACGGGAAAACGCAAAGTTACTTTGACAGGACCAGAAGTGGAAATGGCAAATAGACTAGGTGTTTCTTATCAAGATTATGCGCGAGAAAAAATGCGCCAAAATAAGGCGGGGAGCTAATATGACACAAGCAACTAAAACAAGCCGTACTACTAGAGCTTCGGCAACTCGAACAAAAAGATCATTCGAGGCACCTTCTAAATTAGAAGCACCTCAAGCACCAGACGGGGTAGAATATTTATGGGTTCGTCACGAACTACTAAATAACCCAGATGATGCGAATGTTCATGAACGTCTGCGCGAAGGTTATGAAATTGTAACACCTGAGGAATTAGGTGAAAATTATATATCTGACGTAATGACAACTGGTAAGCACGCAGGTGCTGTCCGTTCAGGTGATCTAATCTTGATGAAACATGATTCTGATTACATGACAGAAAAAAGACAGTACTACGAAAATCAAACAGCGAAGGCGGCCCAAGCATATGGGCAAGATTTAAAATCGCAAGCGCACTCAAGTATGCCAGTAGAGGATACATCCTCAACCTCCGTATCAGGAGGAGCGGCGAACAAAGCTAAGTTTCAAGACTAACACCGCGTTAGTTACTAATTGGGATTTAGTGTATAAGCAATAAGGAGAATTTATGGCTTATGGTTTATCACCCGTAAGACAATCCAATGGTGGGACAATTCGTCTCAATAACTGGGTTGACGGAAACGGGTACCAAGTTGCTGCTACTGCACCTTCAGCATATTTCGAAGGTGATACTTGTTCTTTATCAAGTGGTCTATTAGTAACTGACATCGGGAGTGGCGATTTAGGCGCTGTCGTTGGAGTCTTTTGGGGTGCTGAATATCAGGACAACAGTACAGGTGACGTACGATTTGTTAGATCAATTCCTGCAAGCACTGTAGCAAAATCCAATTTCAAAGTTTACGTTTATGACGATCCATCAACGATCTTCAAAATGGAAGCAGATCAAGCTGGGTCAGCATTGACTCTAGCAGACGTTGGAGCTGTAGCACAGAACTTAACAGGTACTGGTTCAACAGTAACATTTAAAGGTGGATCATCTCTTGATTCATCAACAGCAAGTAACACACAAAATGCAACACAACAAGCTTACCCTTTCCAGATTTTAGGATCTGCTGAGGATAACTTAGAGTACACTGCAGTTGGAACTCCAATGAACGTACTTGTTAAAATTAACACTCATTCGTGGGGTCGCTATGATGGCAACTTCCCGACTGCTTAATTGAAAGGTAGTATACAATGGCTATAACTAGAGGTCAGTTACTTAAACAATTAGTACCGGGCTTGCATGCAATTTTTGGAACGGAATATAAACGTTACGAAGACGAAGCAGCGATTTTGTTTGAGAACGAAAAATCAAATAGAGCCTTTGAGGAAGAAGTACTCTTCCCAGGGTTCGGCGAAGCATCAGTAAAATTTGAAGGTCAAGGCGTAAATTACGCTAATACAGGTGAAGGTTGGGTAGCACGCTACACAAACGAAACTGTAGCAATGGCTTTCTCAATCACTGAAGAAGCTATGGAAGACAACTTATACGACAAGCTGTCTACCAGACTAACAAAAGCATTAGCTAGATCAATGGCTGCTGCTAAACAAACTAAAGGTGCGGCTGTGTACAATAACTCGTTTACGGGTGGTGCATTTGCAGGTGGTGACGGTGTTTCATTAATTAACGCTTTACACCCACTTCAAGACGGATCACAAACTGCTGGTAACAGAAAAGGAGCTAACACTCCTACAGTTCAAGCTGAGCTTTCAGAGACTTCTCTAGAGCAAGGTTTAATTGATGTTGCTGGGTTTGTAGACGATAAGTCTATTCCGATTGCTGCACAAGCTAGAACTCTTCACATTCCAAGACAATTGGTATTTGTGGCTGAGAGACTAATGGCGTCTCCATACAGAGTTGGAACAGCAGACAATGATGTCAACGCAATCGTATCTACGGGTATGGTTCCAGGTGGATATCATGTTAACCATAGATTTACTAACAGTAAATTCTGGTGGTTAAGAACTGATGTACCAAACGGTATGAAGCACTTCACTAGAGCTCCAATCGCAACTTCAATGGAAGGTGACTTTGAGACTGGTAACGTTAGATACAAATCTAGAGAGAGATATTCATTTGGATTCTCTGACTGGAGAGGTCTATACGGTTCAAATCCAGCCTAACGGCTGAGGGAGGGGGTAATTAAATTTGCCCCCTTTCCATACTAAACAACCTATTGACTGCGTAAGCAGACAGAAAAACAAGGAGTAAGACAATGGGAACAACAACTTTTTCAGGACCGATTAAAGCGGGACCTATACAACAAACTACTGGGTCAGACTTAGGTACTAATGTAAAAAACATTGGTCAAGTCGTAATGGCTCAATCACATGCACAAAGCTTATCAGCGGGTGCTATTGCAGCAGGAGCTACGACTGTAGTAATTCCAGCTAATTCACAAATTATTGACATAGTTCTAGATGTAATCACTGCAGCCAGTGGTGCTACTAATATAAGTATTGGTGACACTGTAGGCGGAGCTGCTACATTACTTAATACTTATGGTATTGGGACTACTGCTGGTAGACATTATCCAACTACACAAGCTGGTGGAGCACTAGCATGGGAAGATATAGGATCAAGTGATATAAAATTAACAATCACAAACTCTGCTGCAACAAGTGCAGGAGAAATTAGATTTACAGTTTTATACCAACAAAATACAAACTACACTGCATAACTAATATAGGGGAGGCTTCGGTCTCCCCATTTATAAAGGATTAAAAATGACATTTCAAACAGATGCTCAAGTAACTAATATAGCAACAGGTGCTACAGGGGCAAACGCGACTAGTGATGGTCAAGTAACTGCTGTACATCCGCAAAGATTTTTAAGTCTTAGTTTAACTGCAGGAAGTGATACAGCTACTGCTGTTGTCCAAGATGCTAACTCGGCATCAGGTGCAGTAATAGCAAGATTATCTGCAGTAGCAAATACAACTACTTCACTTAATGCACCACGTGATGGTGTGAAAGTAACTACAAATTTATTTGTTACAGTAACAGGCACAGCTTCTAACGCTTTAATTTATTGGAATTAAAATGCCAGAAGTTTCTAAATACGATTTAGAAATACAATCACTAAAGGGTGAAATAACTCTTTTAAGTGAACGTATATCTACAATCAAAGACAATCATCTTCATCATATTGAAGAGAAGATTAATGGATTAATAAAAGTAATGTATACAATTGGCTTTATGGTTTTAGGTCAGTTATTGTGGGTAGTAACTCGCGCATTAATGTAAGGGGGCAACTTGGCTAGTTCAGGTACACGAACATTTAATCTGCAGATTGCAGATGTAATACAAGAAGCTTATGAACGATTAGGAGTAAGCTCTAAGGGTGGTTATGATTTAATCACTGCTAGACGTTCTCTTAATTTATTAATGATCAAATGGATTAATCAAGGCGTTAATCTATTTACACTACATCTACATACAGTAGCAGTAAACTCATTTAACAATACAACATATCCTACATTTGACTTAGCGGCAAATGGTTATTCAGATATACTAACGGCAGCTTGTCGTGATACTGATGCAACTCCAGATCAAGATATTGAGATGGAAAGAATTAGTTATGCTGATTGGCTTTCTTATCCTAATAAATATTCAACAGGCACTCCACTTAAATTTGCAGTAGATAGAAATGCTGAGTTTAATTCTAGTGGTGTAAATAACCATAAAGTTTATTTATGGCCTGGGCCAAGTGAAGATAATAGATATGAAATAATTATGTGGGCTATCAAGTATGGAGAAGACATAACAGATAATTACTCACAAAATGCAGCTGTACCTAAAAGAATGCTACCAGCATTGATTAGTGGTTTAACTGTAGAACTAGCAAACAAACACCCAAAATTAGTAGACATAAACAGAAGACAAGAACTAATACAAATGTATAAAGAAGAATGGGAATTAGCTAGAGAAGAAGATAGAGAACGTGCAAGTTTTTATGTGACGCCTAAGGTTCGTGGATATGCATAATGGGCAAATACGCGAGGGGTAAACACGCAGTACTAATCGACGACCGATCAGGTTTTAAGATTAGGTACAAAGACGCTCGAACAGAGTGGACAGGATTTAGAGTATACAAGGGTGACTGGGAACCTAAACAACCTCAGTTAGATCCTGAAATGTATATTCAAGGGGGAGACCCTAGTGTTTTATATAAACCTAGACCTCCTCAAAGTACATCGGATACAATTGTATCTCTTGGACCTTTACATGGTAAATTTTCAGGACAATGTGCAGCTAACTTAGGAAGAGTTGTCATTGGTGCAGGAGAAAATGCTCAAGGTTTCCAAGCTACTGGTGTACTAAACAGTACTGGTATAGCAATTGCGGTTGTATTTCCAATACCTACTGAGGCTTGGCAACAAGCAACAAGTGCATTAGGTAGTGTAACTATAGCGGCTACGGAATCTGCAGAAGGATTCCAAGCAACAGCTAGTTTAGGTACTGTCGTTGAAGCTCTGATACAACCTGTATCATTGTCTTCTGCAACTGCAACTCTTGGTTCGGTAGTATTAGCTACTGTTGAAGATGCTGAAGGGTTTGCAGGAACAAGTACATTAGGTAGTGTAACTCTTAATGTATCAGAAACTGTTTCTGGAATTGAACTAGGGGCTATGACCGCTAGTTTAGGTAACACTGGATTGTTCTTTAACACTACAGAGATACCGCCAGGATTAGCAGGTACAGGTGGATTAGGTTCATTAATATTTAATGGCGCTCATCCAGTGACGATGTCACAAATGACATCAACATTGGGAAGTGTTACACCTGAAGTAATAACTGCAGTACCAGTTACACTGTCAGGAGCGACAGCTACATTAGGTACAGTTACAGTAGTAACTCCAGGTTGGGGAACTTACCTGTGGGGTACAGATGAATGGGGTAATTAAATGGGATTAACATACGTACAATTAAAACAAGCAATCCAAGATTGGACTGAGAATGATGGTACAGAATTTACTACAGCTACAGGACCAGGAACTGCTCCTATTGATGTATGTATAGCTAATGCAGAACTAAGAATTATGAAGGAGTTAGATTTAAACGCCTTTAGAAAAACAACTACTATTGCATCAGGAACAGCTACATCAGGTGTAGCTATGCCTCAAGATTTAGTAGTATTAAGATTTTTACGTATT